GACACCGTGTTATCCGCAGGAGAAACATTTGTAGACGTGCTCAATACCCCTAACAGACTACAAGAATACGCAGTTCGTAGAGGTGCATTCTTAGCAGAACTTGAAAGGCTAACTAAACGTGAGTATGGAATAGATTTATTTGACACGTTAGGTGATGGTAAAATTAAAGCACTACTAAACAATGATCCTTCACTGGTTAAAAAGGGTGCTCCTTCTTTCAATGAAGTAATTGCTCGTTCAACAGAACGTGCATTAGATATGACATATGCAAAACAACCAGACATAGGTGTGTTCAGAGAAACAACTAGTTTTATAACACGTAATGGTTTAACCACAGTTATACCTTTTCCTCGTTTTATGTTTAATAGTTTAGAACTTATAGGTCAAATGTCTGGCGGTGCATTTTTAACAGCAGGTCAAAAAGTGTATGGCCTAATGACAAAAAATGTTGATTTAATTAAGATGACTGATAAAGATAGGCAACGCATTACCCGTAACATGTTAGGTGTTGCAGGTGCATACGCTGCTTATCAGTACCGCACTGAGCCTACATCACCAGAAGACTATAAGGAAATTGGTTTTGATGATAAAGCAAATATAGATGTGACCCCTCAGTTCCCTCTACGACAATTCTTATGGGTAGGTGAGTTTGCAAAACGTATGCAGGATGGAACCCTTACGGATTGGCTAGACATGAGAGAAGCCAAAGATACCTTTTTAGGTATAAACTTTAGATCGGGTGTAGGTAATTCTTTGTTTGAAGAGATTGCAGGTATCATTGAAGTAAACGATCTACGTGGTAGAGAGGATGCTGCTAACCTTTTAGGTGATGCGCTAGGTAACTACTTTTCAACGTGGTTAGTACCTGCTGCACAGATCATGGATGCACAACGTGCAATGGGATACCGTGAACTTCAGTACCGTGAGACAAGACAAGATCCTGACCTTACATTCGGGAATACATTTGTTAACGCAGTTAAGCATCCTATTCGTGCTCGTGGGTTTGACACTATACATGCTCCTTCAACTGAGTCTGAAAAGTATCAGATTAAAGAAGACATCTTTAAAAATAAAGAACGCATTTCTCCATTAGGGAAATTTTTCTTTGGCCTTAACTTTGTAGGTAAAGATAATAAGTATGAGGCTTACGTTGTAGACAAAGGACTTCAGCCGTGGGAGCTTGGAAGTACATCTGATGTTCCTTCAGTTCGTAATACGGAAAACAAACTTATACGTGAGCAGTTTCCTGAATTACTAGATGTAATTATGAAACAAGAAAAGTTATTGCGTCAAGAGTATAGGTCAAATTCTGAAGGCTTTGCGGAGAAGGAAGATACGTATGTTAATCGTGAGGTTAATGAACTTATACGTGCTGCTGCAAACGGAATAAAATCTAACATAAAAGATGTCGCATTAGCAGGCACTAGTACTTATAATAGATCACAGCTTGCTTTCCGTAAGTTGAGCAGAAATGATCAAGAGAGAGCCATAAGCAGATTCTATAGGAAAAAAGGTTATCATGCTAATCCTGCAAATGAACAAGATTTACAAGACTTAGTTTTGTATGGTCAAACAGAAGCAGACATAATGCGTGAAAAGAAAAAGGTAATCAGTGGCAGGTAAATAAAAAGGGCGGCTTAATTGCCGCCCGATTAGTTTTTATCTCTTGTCACCACTTCCACTTAATGTGCCCTGCTCCTTACGCCTACTGAGCTTGGCTTCATTCTGACCTGCAATCATACCTAGTGTTAGATTAAGGTCTGTGGCAAGTGCAGCACAGTACCACAACACATCCCCTATCTCACTGGCTAACTGCTCACGCCAATCCTCTGGCATACTTTCTGGCCCGTCACGAATAATCTTCTTGACCTTGTTTGCCACCTCACCTGCTTCACCTGCCAAACCCAAAGCAGGATAAAGTATTTTATGTTTATCAGGATAGATGGCTGTACGTGATGCTGATCTTTGATATGAATTAAAATCAGACATGTTGTACTTCTCCTTTAGAAACTGTTCTGCTTCTTCCTGTAGCTTGTTCATTACCCTTAACCCGTTTTAACTGCTCGTAGTAGGCTTTGTTAAACCCACGTTCCCACTCCCTGTACTGCATTGTATCACTAGGGAATGGATTAACGACACGCCCCTGCCGAAAATCTTTGTAACCTTTCTCGTATTGAAATTTTAACGGTGCATCATATTTGCCAAGGCCACGTTGTTTGCGAGTTAATTGTTTGTTCATATGCATTCTCCTTCTGTTAAGATGTATTATGCTACGTTGATTAGTTCTGCTTCTGTGTATGGAATGTGGTAGAACAGTTCACCCTTCAAGATGTTACGTCCATATGCTTCACGTAGACGATCATCTGTTAGGCTTGTATCCTTGATACGCCAAGCTTGCTTCATATCTTTACGGAAGATGTAGAAGTTAAGCACTCCATTCTCCCCCTCATATTTTTCAAGCAATCTACCTTTACGTTCAGGAATGCGGATGTCTTTCCAATCTGTGGGCCATTCACCTTTCCATGCAAGCTTGACTTCCGCTTCGTTAAAATACGTATAATCCTTTTTCTTTGACACAATGTCCACATAGTAATTTTCCTCTGCTGTTTCAATCTCGTGTCCTGCGTCTACTAGGTAGGCAGTTAATTTATCTTTTGCAGGTGCGTCATACGCTTCATACAATGCACGACTAAATTGTTTACGTGTTCCCATTATTTTTTCCTTCCATATTAGTTTGTGTTACACCCTGTGCAGTATCCGTAGACCTTTACACAGGGTGCAGGTTTAGTGCCTAAGTTCCGATGTCCACGATTTCGCATGAGTCACCAGTGCAAGCAAATGTTTGACTAGACTTTGTGCTATCTTCTTTTTCGTATGCGGATAGCTTAGTCCAATCAATCTTCTTCGGCATCTCGTTTAGTAATGCCTTATATTCATCAACAGTGCAATCCTGATAAGGTGCTTGCTGATAAGTATGATCAGAGTGTGGCAAGAAAGACACACCTGACATTTCGTCAAAGTGTTTGTACACAAAGGCACCCACTTCTATCCATTCACTATCCTGTACTGTGCAAGTAACACTAGGTTTGTGTTCGCACCAGTGCCGTTGATAAGCAAGCCATGTCTCTAACTGTTCAATGGCTGACATATCTGTACGTGTTACTGCTGCATTCGGTGCCTTCATAGGGAAGCTAAATACAGTAGTCGTGTCTGGATTAAACACACACGGTTCAGCAGGAATACCTTGATCTTTCATCATGGCGGTAAGGGGATCGTTGTTATCGCCTCTAACGGTTCTGATGTAATAGTCGTTGTGTCGGGCATGTATTCCACTTGCGGAGTCCACCAGTTGGGATACAGTGCCTGATGGCTTATTACAAGTAATAGCAGTACTAACGTTAATTCCAAGACGATCAGCCCACTCAGCATTAGTATCAACAGCCACCTTACGAAGGTGAGAAAGTGTTTCATCTAGTCCTTTATTTTTTAAAGTCATTAATGGATTATCCATTACTCCTGTGAGAGACACACCAAGCAATCTTTCTTCTTCAGTATTGTTTCTCCACATCTTTCGCAGATACGGGAACTTAGTGTAGGTGGATTGGATAGTGCCCAGAATTGTTGCCAGACGGACTTTTCGTTCCAAACTTTCAATATTATCTGTGGCCCGTACCACAATTTCCGTAAGGTTGCACACTTGACCTGATCGTAAAATGATTTCACTGCATGGATTAGTGCCGAACTCATGGTTAGGATCACGCCTACCATATTTCTTAGCTTGATTTTTAGATGCTTCACGATTAAATACCCCTCGTTCACCTGACTTACTCTCTACTAATGCCAACCATTCACGCATGAATGTCTCTGCGTCTGGCTTCTCTGTATACGACACACTGTTATTAGCCAGTGCACGATAGGCTGCTTCATTCCACCACTGTCCTGACTTAGCATGGCGCATACGGTCATCACTTAGGTTAGACAAACTAATCATTGCTGACCTACGTACACCACCTACGACAACGATCTGACCAATGAAGCACATGATGTCGTGACATTCAATTGACGATAGCCTACGACCCTGTGCATTCTTGAATGTCTGTACAGTGAAGTTGAATAGATCAACTAGCGGTCCTGCACCACTGGCACGTCCACCGAATGTCTTTAGCCGTGAACCTGCAGGACGTACCTTGCTTACATCCCACTTAGGTATCTCTCCCGCCCACAACAGTGACAACACTTGACGGTAAGCCTTAGCCCAACCCTCTTTACTGTCCTTCACTACAACTGTAGTGTCACTCTCGTATAGATCAGGTACTTCTGGTAGCTTAGATACAAACTGACGTTCAACACTGAAGCCTACGCCTGTACCACACAGCAACACAAACATTGCTTCATCAAAAGCAAATGGATGATCCACATGAATGTATGAACAGTTGTACATACAAATGTTATCACGTGCTGCTGCTGCACCTGCTGTCATCATGGCTCTCATGCTTGGTGTAATCTCTAGGTTCAAGATTGCTTGTTCAATCTCACCGTACACTGAGTCTTTCTTAACATAAGGTGCTACGATATTGTCCATATAACGAGTCACTGTTTCAGGCCATGACTCACGCCGTTGTTCATCATCCAACCACCTTGCGTAACGTGAGGTGTGAATGAATGCTTGATAGTCTGTAGGTAAAAAATTGTCCATGTTCACTCCGTTATTATTTTAATTGCTTTGATTGACATTCCATCAATGTCATATATAAATTCCTGCAGACTTTGACTAATCTCTTCATCAACTTCTCCATCTACAGGAACTGGGTATTCATCTTCATCTATGTTTAAGGTTAAGAATACTTTAACTATCATCTACTTCCTCAATAAGTTTTGTCAAATACCACTGTGCCTTCTTCAAGTCTTCTGCACCATTCTTGTACCTGTATCTCCACATGTATTTAAGAATGTTGCCCTGTAGATAGTACTCGTATCCATCACCTGTGGCTGCACGAATGGCATCAATGCATTCAATACCTGCTTGATTATAGTGTGGTGGTCTGTTTACATTGTCTACCATTCGTATCTCCTTTCTAAAAGTTTACTTTAACTATGTTACCGTCACGTTCTTTTATTAACGGTTTATATTCTTCCGTTTCTTCTTCATTCATCTGATCAACTAACTTGAATAGCTTGCTCCTTACATCTGGGTCTTCTTCCATTAAAGGTATAGCAGCAATTAACATGTCAGTCAACACTTTCAGGTGAGCAAAGTCATCTGAATTTAATGTGTTGTCATCTGTAGTCAGCATACCTACAGTAAGATCACCCGTCCAATCTCCAGTGTCATCCACATCTGGCGATATTCGTATGATGAAATCATTAGGGTTAAATTTTATTAGTGTATCTAGCATATGTTTAGCTCCTTTTTATTTTGTCGTAAGGAAAGACTACTAAGTCTGGATGAACGTCAACTCCCTTTTGTTTCAACCATTCTTCTGGAATAACCCTATCTGCATACAAGAATTTATTTCTTTCACACCATGTAGCATACGTACTTTTGGCACCCTTGTTTAGCTTACGTCTACTGTTTTCAAACACGAACCGTATGTCTAAGTCTGAGTGCTGTTTCTTTATTGCTAGGTGCTTACGTCTATCGTCTGATGTGAACCTTCCTTTCACTTCTACAATGATACCGTTCTGCAGTATAAAGTCAGGGGTATAGGTGCGGTACATCAAGTCTTCCCATTCTATTTTAATGGCTTCATACTTGAACTTGACTTTCTTCTCCTTCAAGTAGTCTTTGACTTTGATTTCTAGCCCACTCCTAAACCCATGCTTTAGTGCTGCCTTGAACTGCTTACCGTTCATTAGATGCGCCACAACCCATTCCAAGGACTAGGCAAACTACTTACAGTAGACACACCTAGTGATCGTAGCTCCTGTCGCACTGCATCGTCTGCAGCCTTACGTGCTTCCATAGCTGAACGTAGTCCTGCATACTTAGCCTCATGCAGTTCCTTCTTACGCTCTGCAATATCCTTTTCCATAGCAGCAATCTGTTCCTGCATTTCTTTTATTTCTTCATTACCTAACATATTCAATCCTCTATATATGCCACCGTCTTGGGGTCTTTTGCTTTAGATAACCTAGCAGGTTCTTCAACCATGTTAGGCCAACACTCGTATCTGAAATCACAGAAACGACAGTTATCATTTAGTACCTTGTTGCCTGTGGGTTTACCACGAAACATTTCTGGTACTGGACTGAAGCAACGTTTGAACTCGTTGTTGTTCACCGTTTCAACAGTTGTCTTGATTTTATCAAGTTCATTGTCAAGGTCAAGTCCATCAGCAGGTACGTATTTAAACTCACCGTTGCCTTTGTTCACAACCCACCATCCACCTACACGTTTGCCAGATGCTTTGGCATAACCTGCAAGCTGCCCTACATAACCAAAGCCATCACCCTTAGATAGTGTATCAAAGGAATCAAACTTGTTCTGATAAGACCACGGTGACGCTGACTTCACGTCATCAACTGCACCGTCTATTACAAGATCATAGCTACCAGAAACACTAGTACCATTACTATCTCCCACTTCAAGGCTAACTTTATCAGTGTCTTCAAACTCCACGTTAGCACCTTTAAGCAACCCTTTAAAAACAGCCTCAACAATATCTCCTAACATCATGTTCATTACAAATGTAGTTGGCTTGGGTAGTGCTTTCTCTGGCATGTTCTTAGCAAACCAGAGTTGGCAAGTAGGACGCCCAATGTTGGACATCCTTAATGTGAACTTGTCACGAGACTTACCACTACCAAACTGACGAAGGACTGCATCCATAACTTCATCACCAATTTGTTTAGCAACTTCATTACTGAAGGTTGTCTTTCCATTGGCAGCGTCAGTCATAAACTGGTGCAGCTTTAGTTCAGCAGGATGGTTCATTACACAAAATCCTCTGCGTCAATATCCACGAATGCTTCAACAGTATCTGTGTCTGTGTCATCATTCTTGTACGCATTGTCATTCCAAGCACCCTTGATGTACTCGTTGTAATTCTCCACCCATGCTAAGAAGTTTGCAAACGTTTCCTGTTCAGG